TTTAGATAAAATCTACTACCCAATTTGGGCTGAATTCCCAAACAACCCTACTCTTCAAAATATTTTGATAATTTATTTAATTCTTTTAAAATTGATTATATTTTTTTTTTTTTTTTTTTTTTTTTAAACGGGTTTTTTTTTCTTTTTTTTTTTTTTTTATATAAAAAAATTTTTAACCACCCAATCCTTTTATTATTTTTTTTTTTTTTTTTTTTTTTTTTTAAAAATTTAAACAGTTACGATCGGTAACTACTGACACGGAGGGTTCAAGAAGTAGCTGAGAGGCCACGTTTTGTGATCTTGAATTTTATTCCGGTAGTCGGTAGACGTAAGATACTGTTTGATTTCATTAATAGAAGGGAAGTGATCAAGTGCGAAAGGATATTCGATCAGATCAGGAGAGTTTCCAAAGATAGCGGTTAGACCAGCACGGTTTGCAATGTATCCTAGAGAACGGTAGTACTCATAGATATTTTTGCATGTGAGATAGACTCGTATGTGATTGCCACAGCTTGCGTACGCAAAGCCGATAGCTTGAGCCATTGTTATCTCAGGTGTTGGATCTCTTGCTTTGGTGTGATAGAACTGAGCCATCATTTTAATCTCGTTTCGGAAGGGCATTCCGTTAGAGTGACGGTAAGACAGAACTTCACAGCCGTTAAGCGTGTTGCGAACTTCAGACTTCTGAACTGAGACGACTGACTTGAAGTAGAAATCAGCGAGTTCTTGTAGTCTAGTTAAAAAAAGTTCGTGCTCGTTGGGTGGGATAAGGACGGAAAGACGGATGATAGAGTCATCGCCTTGAACCTTGATGATACAGGTTTGTGGGTCCATTCCAAGAGCGGAGAGAAGAGTTGCAATCATAGCATAGTTGTACCATGAGTCGAGAAGTTGAGTGATGAATAGGCCAGAAGGTATTCCAGCGAATCTTCTTCGATACATGTGTCCGTTAGGTAGAACGATTGAGGACATGAATAGGCATTCGAGAGTCCAGAGCCAAAGGTTATTTAGTTTCTGTTCTTTTCGAGAGTCCCAGTCACGGTATTCGTTTTCGGAGTACATGATATTAGGTACGTAACCAGCAGAGAAGTCAAGGTAGGTGTAGACAACAGACATGATCTTAAGGATCAGCGAGAAGTAAGCGCGTTTGTCGAATCGAGACCAGTCCAAAGTGAGGAATGAAGACTTGATGAGACGGCAGAAAAGGGCGTTGTTGAGACGTAGCCATCCACCAGTAAAAGTTTCATAACCCCAAAGCATCGGTGAGATGCCAGGATTGAGTTTTAGCCAGGCAATGTATTCCCAGTAAAACATAGTGTCAGCGATAATCCAAGGCTTTGAGCAGCCCCAGATGGTGCGCATCTTGTCAGGGTCGTCTTTCTTGACGATTGCAGTTTTAGTGTGTAGTAACATGGGGAAGATAAATCTATTGCGAATGTAATAGGAGGAAGGGTCGAGGCCAGCAAAGTCGGAAAATCCGGATTTGATGATGTGGTGCCAGCGGCGGGTCCAAGCAAAGATAGAACCTTTTTGAAAGCCGAATTTGGCTGGAACGATTGACTTGAGAAAGCCAGGATCATTAAGATTGTCGCCGTGTCGGCGAAGAAAGTCTTCTTGATCGATGTGTTCCATACCTTTGTTTCTAATCCAAGTGTCAAAAGTTGGCAGATTGGAGGTGAAAAACTTATCGGTTGAGAAAGGTGGTTCTGAGTTGACTTGCCATTTGTAAGGGTAGTGATGTTCGACGTCATTAATATGACAGGGTTTACACGGTCGAGGGGGGCGGAAAGCGTCAGCCATTGCGGCTAGTCCATTTTCAGTGTGAATGTCCCAAGGTATATCGTGTTCTTCGACATCATTGGCAAAAAAGTCAGCGAGGATTGACTCCATAGTAACGCCAGAGCGGCGATGGCCTTCGATAACGTAGTTGATTTCCTCCGGGTAGAGGTAGTCTTGCATTGCGTGAAGCACCGTCTTTTGATGATTATCAAGGGCGATGTCATTCGTATATGCAGTGCGAGGTGGTTCGTGTTCATAGAGGCCGACGAATTCAAGATTCTTCGGTTTAAGGAACCAAGTCGAGAGACGAGCGAAAGCATGGGTCAAATAGTCCATGTTGAGAGAGAGGTACAATTGAGTAAGAGAGCTTCTGAATTTCTTTTAATTGCAGGAGAGAAAGATTTTG